CAACTAAAAACCTTAGTGGTTTAGCTGGTACTCCATCCATCGCATTAATTACGCCTGAAGCGCAAGCTGTACGCTGGCGTGATGATGGTGTAAACCCAACTGCAACTGTGGGTATGCCACTTGCAGTAGGTGTTACATTACAATATGATGGTGACTTAACACAAATTAAATTTATTGAGCAAGCTGGCGGTGCTAAAATAAATATTAGCTATTACGCGTAAGGAATCAAAATGAACATTACTAATGACAGTACCGGAAGCCCTGATTTTGTAGGCTATTTTACTAAACAGTTTTTAACTGATTTAGGTAAAATGGCTGAACTTAGAGACGAATTGGCTAAACGCCAAGGCGCAATGTCAGCCGTTGAAGATGCAATTAAGGTTAAGTCTAAAGCAGACTCTTATGCGTTAACTAAACAAGCTGAAATAGACGGCATATTAGATGCCGCTAAAGTAACTAAAGCTGAAGCCGAAACTTTAGCCGCTAAACTTAAAGCAGATACTAAGGCTTTTGACGCTAAAGTTACCGCCGCTGAAACCGCATTAGATACACGCGAAAAAGACCTTGCTGCCAAAGAGAAAAAAGTAGAAGCTAACCAAGCGGCAATTGAGCGCCGTACTAGCGAAATTAGCGCAGCAAACGATAAATTACAAGCAGATTCAGCCGCATTAGAATTACGCGTAAAAGCATTTCAAGCTAAAGTGGCAGCAATAAACGTATAATAAAAAATGTACTGGTGCATTTCACCAGGGTTTCTAAGGAAACAAAATGAGTGAAAACCAAGAAGTAGAAGTTCAAGCGGAAGTACCCGCGCCAGTAGAAGAAGTTACGACAGCTCCTGAAACTGTAGCACAAGAAGTAGAAGTGTCGGAAGAAAAGCCAGCAGAAGCAAGCAAGACATTCTCGCAAGAGGAACTTGATGCTGCGATTGGCAAACGCTTGGCAAGAGAACAGCGTAAATGGGAAAGAGAACGTGCTGCACAGGCTTCAACCCCTGCGACGCCTAGAGACCTTCCTGCGCCTGAGCAATTTGATACAGTAGAAGCATACGCCGAAGCATTGGCAGTGCAGAAAGCTGAACAACTGCTTGAGCAAAGAGATCGTCAAAAGCAACAGCGTGAAATCATTGAGTCTTACCACGATAGAGAAGAAGAAGCGAGAGCTAAGTATGATGACTTCGAGCAAGTTGCATACAACCCCAGTGTTCCGATTACTGACGTGATGGCCCAATCCATACAGTCATCTGATGTTGGCCCCGAACTGGCTTATTACCTAGGGACTAATATTAAAGAAGCTGACCGGATTGCTCAGTTACCGCCAATCTTACAAGCTAAAGAAATTGGCCGACTTGAAGCAAAAATTGCTAATGAGCCGGTAATTAAGAAAACAACTAGCGCACCTGCGCCTATTTCGCCTGTCACGGCTAAAGGTAACGGTTCACCAGCGTACGACACGACTGACCCTAGGTCAATGAAGTCAATGTCAACGTCTGATTGGATTGCTGCCGAAAGAGCTAGACAAGCTAAGGCATGGGAAGCGAAAAGAAACCGCTAACTTTTAATAAGGAAATATCATGTCAAACTCAATCTTAACCATTGATATGATCACTCGTAAAGCCCTAGAAATCCTAGAGAATAACCTTGTGATCACACGTAACGTAAATCGTCAATACGACGATTCTTTTGCCGTTGAAGGCGCTAAAATTGGTTCTACATTGCGTATCCGTTTACCGGATCGTGCTTTAGTAACTGACGGCGCGGCTTTACAAGTGCAAGATGACAACGAACAATACACAACATTGACCGTTGCTTCACAAAAACACATTGGCGTTAACTTCACATCTGCTGAATTAACAATGCAATTAGACGATTTTGCAGAACGTGTATTGAAACCACGTATCTCACAATTGGCTTCTAGCGTTGATGCAGACGTTGCTAACTCATACCAAGCAATCTACAACTCAGTAGGTACTCCAGGCACTACTCCTGCTACTTCATTAGTATTGTTGCAAGCTCAACAAAAACTAAACGAAGGTGCTGCTGTTATGTCTCCACGTTACGCAACAGTTAACCCTGCTGCCAACGCGGGCCTAGTTGAAGGCATGAAAGGTTTGTTCAACCCAACTGACACTGTTTCACGTCAATTCCGTAACGGTATGATGGGCATGGGCGTTCTTGGCTTCGAAGAAGTCAACATGTCTCAATCTATCAAACAACATACTACTGGTACTCGTTCTACTAGCGATACTATCTTAGTAAATGGCACTATCTCTACAGAAGGTCAATCTACTATTAGCATCGATGGTGGTACAGGTTCAGCTACAGTTACTGTAGGTGATGTGTTCACTGTTGCTGGCGTGTACGCTGTTAACCCACAAACGCGTGAGTCAACTGGTTCATTACAACAATTCACTGTAACTGCGGCTAACACTGCTTCAGGTGGCGCTTGGACTAACATCGCTGTTTCACCAGCTATGTACACTCCAGCTAACGCTTTGGCAACTATCAACGCCTTCCCACAAGACGGCGCGGCTATTACCTTTGTTGGTGCAGCTTCTACTCAATACGCTCAAAACTTGGTATACCACAAAGATGCAATCACTTTTGCAACTGCTGACTTGTTATTACCACAAGGTGTTGATATGGCTTCACGTCAAGTACACAACGGTATCTCTCTACGTGTTGTCCGTCAATATGACATCAACAATGACCGCTTACCTTGCCGTATTGACGTTCTATATGGCTACAGCGCTGTTCGTCCACAAATGGCTGCCCGTATTTGGGGTTAGTCTAAATAATCCCCACTTCGGTGGGGGTTCTTTAATCTATTCAAAAAGGAATTTATCATGGCACTAGCAAACGGATCAGGCCCATACCAATTTAGTGACGGTAACGTCAATGCAGCTAAATTAATTGGTGGCAACACTATTACAGCATCTACAGGTGCTGGCATTTACTTTTTAGACATAGCAGTTACTGCTAACACCACTACAACAACTGCCGTTAAAGGCTCTATTGGCATTACTACTAATGCTACTGGCGTAGGCAAGTTGTTTATTTCTGATGGTGCAAAATGGCAATTTGCTGTTGTAGCTTAACGTAATAAAATGTAATAACTCCGCCCTTCGGGGCGGAATTTTAAAAAGGAACTATTATGCCTAATACCAAACCTATCGGTGTTGCATACGAAGACCAGCAATTAGATGGCGCTATACTTGGCAAATCAGGCGGTACTATCGGTTTTTACGGTACTACTCCCATTGTTAAAGCTAGTGCAATCACCGCAGTAACAAATACTGCGTCTGGTACTGAATTAGCAACTGCAATTAACGCATTACGAACTGTATTAAAAAACTTAGGCATTACTGCTTAAGTAAAAGAGGAGGCCTAAAAACCTCCTCTTTATCTATCGGAAAACACATGCCAATCATATATTTAAGACACCCTGTTCATGGTACTAAAGTAGCTAACATGGAACAAGAAGCAGAAGCTGATGCACAAAACGGATGGATAGAGTATAATCCTGATACGCCAGCTAAAATTGAAGCTGAAGCGGCTCCCGTCAATACGCTGGATGTCAAACGACGTAGAAAAGAATAAGGAGCCGTATTATGGCCACTACCGCAGGCGATCAAATTAATGGAGCGTTACGATTACTTGGCATATTAGCCGAAGGCGAAACTCCATCTGCCGCAACCTCACAAGACGCATTAGTTGCGTTAAATCAAATGATTGATAGCTGGAACACAGAGCGTTTGTCCGTGTTCTCAACCCAAGACCAAGTGTTTAGCTGGCCACCTAATGTGTTGTCAAGAACGCTAGGCCCTACCGGTGACTTTGTAGGCAACCGCCCAATACTATTTGATGACTCCACATACTTTAGAGATCCATCAAGCGGTATTTCTTTTGGCATTAAATTTATTAACCAACAACAATACAATGGTATTGCGGTTAAAACAGTAACGTCTACCTACCCACAAGTGATATGGGTAAACATGACTTACCCTGATGTTGAGATGTATGTATACCCAAAACCTACAAAAGTCCTAGAGTGGCACTTTGTATCGGTAGAAGAATTAACCCAACCCGCAACATTAGCGACTAATTTGCATTTCCCTCCAGGCTATCTACGTGCGTTTAAATACAACCTAGCCTGTGAGATTGCACCTGAGTTTGGCGTAGAGCCATCTCCTACTGTGCAACGTATTGCTATGACATCTAAACGTAACTTGAAACGTATTAATAATCCTGACGACATCATGTCCTTGCCTTACAGCATTGTAGGCACTCGTCAACGCTTTAATATTTTTGCAGGTAACTATTAATGAAAACGCCTATCCTTGGTCAATCTTATGTAGCTCGTTCAATTAACGCTGCGGACAACCGCATGGTTAACTTGTTTCCTGAAGCTACGCCTGAGAATGGTCTTGAGATAGGCTATCTTAATCGTGCGCCTGGCTTAACCAAGTTAGCTACCATAGGCACAGGCCCTATTCGTGGCCTATGGGCGCATCAAACCAATGGCACCGATGCGTATTGCGTATCAGGCACAGGTTTTTACCGCATCAACACCGACTATACTTACGAGTACATCGGTGAAGTAGCAGGCACTGGGCCAGTCACGTTTGCCGATAACGGCATACAAATGTTCATTGCAGCCAACCCTAAAGGTTACATCTACAATGAAGTGACAGACGTATTTGCTGAAATTACAGACCCTGACTTTACTGGCGCAGGCACTGTCACCTACCTTGATGGGTATTTTGTGTATAACGAGCCTGACAGCCAAAAGATATGGATTACACAGCTTTTAGACGGTACATCCGTTGATCCGCTAGACTTTGCTAGTGCTGAGGGTTCACCTGACGGCGTTGTAGCCGTTAACTCTATCCACCGTGAGCTATG